GAGTGCCGACGAAGATAAAGAGGAACTTCGTTCCCGCTTCCAGGGTAACATTGGGCGTACAGGGTCGGTGGGCGTTATTTCGTCGGATGATGGTGCTGATTTCGTAGATACTGCTGCTAGCCCACGAGATGCGGCTTATGTGCAGATGCGTACGATAACAAAAGAAGAGATTCTTGCTGCGTTTGGTGTACCGGAGTCGATTATTGGTAACTCGTCCGGTCGAACTTTCTCTAATGCTATGGAAGAAGGCAAGGTATTCTGGATGGAAACCATGTCTCCGCACCTTGACTTGATTGCTCGTTCGTTTGATAAGATTGACGATACATACTTTGTTGACTTTAACGTGGACAACGTGCCAGTTCTTGTGCTTGCCAAGCAAGAGCGGGAGCGCTACAATCTTACAGAGTTCCAGGCTGGCTTGATTAGCGCAAATGAATACCGTTCGTTATCCGGTAGAAAAACTGTTGTTTCCGATATTGCAGACTCTCTCTTGTCTAACCCGAATCAGACACCAATTGCAAACACAGAAAAAGCCATGAATGATCAGACTAATGTTGAAAGTGGCGTTCCTCTAGATATTCAGGCACAGAATGCTCAGCAGTCGGTGGTCACAGAGTTTAGCCCAGAAGAGGGAGGCTTTGTGGAAGCAGGCACGGTAACAGGTACCGAAAACATTGAAGCCCCCGCATCATCAGTTCCAAGCGAATTACAGGATGATGAAGCGGAGGGTAAGAAGAGTCTCCCTTTTCATCAGACCTAAAGTTTGATAAGTTCGATTCGCTAGCGAGTAGGTACTCAACTTGGGAAGAAAAAGCGTTATACAGGGTTGACTCTTTAGAAGATCAACTCTCTAAGCGGTTAGACACTATCATTGACACTCAAGAGCAGACAGTTCTTGATGCAATCGCCACACAAGCAGCATCGGCGTTACTTACACTAGGCGAAGATGCCAACTTTGCTTCGATTGTCCCCATGTCGGCCTTAGCTGTAAGCACCATACCACTTACCGTTTTGATGAAAGACATTTATCAACAAGCTATATCTGACAATATAGAAGAAGGTTATGGTGACTCTGTAACCGCAGAGCAGGCAGATGCGGCCATCTCAGCACATCTAGCTACGGTAAACAATTTCAACTTTACGACACAGAATCAAGTTGAAGCGGCACTTGCTTCTGCGGCGCTAGGCCGTGACAAGGACGGCAGCGACCTCAACATTACTTTCAAGATAATTTTGGCTACTGTGCTAATCAAAGCAGTTTTCAATAAATTAAGGAGTAAGCGCAAGTCCATGATTGTAGATTCTGCTGTTTTTGGCCCGTATAATCAGGGTCTTTTCGATTCTGCTACCAACACCGATACTGGTGTTAATAAACAGTGGATTGCGTTGAAGGATGAGCGTGTAAGAATTAGCCATAAGCAATTGAACGGTGATAAACTGCCTGTTAGTAGTGCGTTTTTTGTAGACGGCGTTCCAATTAGATTCCCGCACGACCCTTTGGCTCCTCCGGGTTTGACAATTAATTGCCGATGTGTATTGAAGTTTACGAGATAATATATAAACCCTTCGCACACTTTTTATATAAACCCTCTCCAACGGGTCAGTTAGGGAGTGTACTATATAAGTGTCGCAGTATTCTTAAGGAGAGACATGACCACTTTAGTTGAGCATTCAGATGTTGTTGAGAACACTGATCCCGCTTTTGATTTTAAAGCAATTTCAGGACAAATCGGCATTGACAAGGCACAAGGCGTTGTTGAAGCCTTTGTTTCCGGTATAGGTAATAAAGATTCAGTCGGTGACGTTGTAGTTTCAGGGGCGTTTAACGGCTCTCTTAAACGGCGTAAGCCTCGTGTTGTGTGGGGCCATGATTGGAACCAGCCTATCGGTAAGGTCCTAGAAATATATGAAGTACCCAAGAGTGATCCTCGCCTCCCAGAAAAGATGAAGCAGGCCGGAATTGGTGGGCTATTTGCCAAGGTTCAGTTCAATCTCAACACTGAGCGTGGCCGTGAAGCATTTGCGAACGTAGCCTTTTACGGTATGGACCAAGAGTGGTCAATCGGTTACAAGACAATCACAGCAGATTTTGATGCTGGGCGTCAAGCCAACATGCTAAAAGAAGTTGAGTTGTATGAAATGTCTCCTGTCCTTCATGGGGCCAACAACCTTACTGGAACAATTTCTGTTAAAGACGACAGTGAAGGTGCTGTTGAAAAGGGCAGAGTGGACGACATGGATGCTGCCTCCAATCGAGTTGATGCCTTGTCAGCAATGATGGGCAGGATGCTATCCCAAGCCCTCAAGAAGCCAGTTCAGATTTTAAGTATCGCCGGAAACTCTGTCGTATTTCAGACGGGTGAGGACATAATGTGGATGGCTACATTCACTCGTGAGGGAGACCGTATTATAGTAGGTAAGCCCACCCGAGTAAAGCCAAAAACTGTTTATGCCCCAGTTGGTGATGCGGTTCCACCCTCAATGATGATTAAAGACCCGGATGAGAAAGACGCTCAAGAGCCAGCGGGGATTCGGGATGCTGACGACGAGCAGGGAACTTGGGCTACGCCCGATATTGCACTGGCGTGGTCAAAGACGTTCGGGTGCGCAGGATATCACTCCCACGGTGGAGGGTATTTGCCTTGCGAGTCGCATGAAGAGTATGAGGAAGCATTGAAGAAGTTTGATGGTAATGCTAACATCAACTCACACAATAACTACTTAGCCGGTGTAGTGGATGAAGAAGCTAAGGACGCTTCTTGCGGGTGCGAGTCAGAGAAGAGTGATTGTGCTTGTGACGTGGAGGAAAAGGGCGGCATGATGCGCTACCAGAAGCCTGACTACTTGAAAGACCCCATGGCACTATTGTTGATGGCATATAATGAGATGCTGAAGATTCGTGGAGCAGGCGAGTTGCGTGAATTAACGTTGGCCCTAATTGGTGAGGTTGAAAACTTTTTGACGGAGGCCCCTATGTCTCGCCCAAGCGAGCAAGGGGAGAAGGTGACTTCAGGATTTGTTGTGCATGTTAAGTGTTCAGAGGTGGAGTCGTTTGATGTCAGCAGTGCTGTTGCACAGGTGCCTGTGTTTGCGTTCAAGTCAGACGATGGTGTGGACTTGCACTTCTCAGCAAAGGTTGAGCATCAAGAGTTACTTGAGAAGGTAGCCTCAGCGTTGGCTGTGCTTTCTTTTGAGCCTAATATTTCAGTATCCAAGCCCGAGAATCTTGACACTGCCACCGGTGTTGAGTAAAATACTCAAGAGCAATAGGAGTTCAAAATGAGTGAAAACATGAATGACAATCTTGACAAGTTTGAAGAAATCGAATCACTTCTTTCTGTTGAAGAGAAGGATGCTGACGAAGACAAGAAGAACGATACTCCTGTCTTTATGACGGACATCCATTTTAAGGAGGCGCTGGAAACTGGCGACCTTCTAGACGAAGGGGCGTTTTCTGCTCTTGATCCCGAGGATCAAAAGGGCTATGCTCTGATTAACGTTGTCACCGAAGAGACTAAAGAGCCGATGGGCTGGATGTTCCGTCACAAGGCTGATGATGATGTTGAAGACGTTGAAGTCAAGGAAGCAGCCGATGTAGCAGCCGCTGCTGACGAGACTGAGGGTGCGCTTTCTGAAGACCCCACAGACTCTGTTGATGAGAAGGCCGCTTCAATCATGATGCAGATGGCTGCTGATGACGAAGAGGAAATTCCTTCAATGGTCGTGCCTGATTCCCGCTTGAAGCAGATGGAAGACGACGACGACCTTATTACAGAAGAGAAGTATGATGGCCTTGACGAAGATGCCAAGGATTCATACGAGGTTGTAGACGTTTACGACGAAAACTCTGGTAAGGGGTATGGTAAGCGCTACCGCCGCCGTAGCCCGCTAGAAGTTAATGCCATGCGTAAGGGCGAGTTTGATCTTGACGCAGAGAAGGCTGATGAGGCCCGACTAGCAATGGTCGCCACTGATGTTGCTGAAAAGGTTGACGGCGGTATTGAAGACATGTTTGACACAGAGGAAGACGCTCTTGAGCGTGCGGCTGTGCTTGGCTGTGAGGGTACTCACGGTGCGGGTGATAAGTTCATGCCTTGCGCCACTCACGACGAGTGGCAGAAGTTGAGTGCTGATAAGCCTGAGGCTACTCCTGAGGCTGCTCCTGATGTGGTGGAAAAGGCAGACGACTTCCTGTGCGGTTTTCAGCGTAAGTCTGTTGGACAGCCGTGTGATTTCTGTCAAGGCGGGTGTGCTCCAGAAGACGGACTACCCAGTTTGGCTGAGGTTGAGTCAGTCGTTAAGATGGCACACCCTGGCGAAATTGTTGGATCAGGCTACTCCTCCACGGACGATATGTTTGTCATCGACGTTAAGTGCGAAGACGGTACATTCATTGAGGTATTCCTGTCAGGCGAAGGCGACGAACTGGGTTGGCTGCGAGTTGACGAGAGCCTAGTAGCAGGCAAGTCCGCCGAGGAACTAAACATCATTTCATCATCTGACGCAGAAGCCGTTGCGGTCAAAGCGCTTGATGACATGGAACTTGACGTTAAGGGCCAAGTCATGGGTATTATGGTGGACGTATTCGCTGACGAAGATGTGTACGTTGTTGAACTTGACTCCGGTCAGAAGAGTTTTGACTTCTACGTTTCGGTAGAGGGTAAAGTTCTAGGATACGACGAGTACGACACGATGGACGACTTTGCTTACGCTATGAGCGAAGAGGACGAGATCAAGGCACTTGAAGCCGAGCTTGAAATCAAGCGCATGTATTCACGTGAGCAACGTGAATCAATGGCTGAGTCGGGTGAGGCGATGGATGATGGCTCATTCCCGATTGCGGACGAGGCTGATCTAAAGAACGCCTTGGCTGCTTTCCAGCGTGCTAAAGATGTTGACGCTGCTAAAGCCCACATTGCTAAGCGAGCAAAAGAGTTGGGTCTTGAGGAAATGATTCCTGAGGACTTTGCTACTATTGAGGGTGACGCTGCCGAAGCCGAGAAGCCAGAAGCCGAGGTCGAGGTCGAAGACGAAAAGTCGGGCGACTCCGATTTGTTTTCCGCTCTAGAGGAGTTCCGCAGTTTGATGGAGGACGGACTTTCCTAATTGGAGGTTAAGTTATTATGGGACCCTCAGAAGTGGGAAACAGAATTAGCCTCGCTAACGAAGCCCTACTCAATTTGGGGTCCAGGATTGTTTTAGGCTCCACGACAGACATCGAAGCGGTAGAATACCTAGAGACCGATGGCGAAATTTATGAATTTAGCCCGTTAGAGAGATTTGGTAATTCTGATGCTGACTGAAATTAAAAAAGCAGATGTCGGAACCTTCACTCTTAAAGTGGGTCCCGAAGTAGGGCCGAATGCTGATGCCCTTACGTCGCTTACCCGTGGTAGAGGTCCCCGGCGTGGTAACCTAGAAGACCTTTTGAAATACTGGCGTCCTATAATGAAGAAGCCTGGTGGCTTTCGTCGTTGCGTAGTCATCTTAATGGATAAGCCTCAGTTTGGCGGTAAGCCTCAGCGTATCTGCGCTTGGCTTCACCACGAGATCACGGGTAAGTGGCCCAACGAAGGTAAAGGTAAGGGCAAGGGTAGCCGTAAGCGTCGTGGCCGGAGTGTGCGGCGTGTTAGCAGTGCTGCTCGTAGGGGAAAGTCTGGGGTGCTACTTCAGCATCGCCAGGTAATTGAAGTATCTCCTTTGCGTATTGCACTTCGTGAGTCTAGAGACTTCGGTGGCGTACTGGTTCAACCTATTGCTGGGCGTCAGGCGGCGGTCGATATGAAGGCTGCGATGTTTTCTACGTATGCTTCAAAGGTTCCTGTCAATGGGGCGATGGGTGAAAAGCGAGTAGGTCTTGTTGGGTCTAACTCACGTGTTGGGCAGGCTGCTCAGGGTGTTGGGTCTATTATTCTTCCGGGCGACATTTCAGATTTTCGTAGTCCGATTCGTTCGCAAATCTATGAAACCCTCACTCCTGGTGGGGGACGTGGGCTTCCAAGTGCTAGGCGTTTGGTTCGTGGCGTAGGCCGAGGTGCTCGTAATCAGTTTAGATGTCCGCCCGGATTCCAGAAGGGTGGCACATTTACGAATTCTCAGTTTAGTACGTGTGGTGCCCAGATTTTGGGTATCCCCGGTAAGGGTGTAGGTTCTCCGTCTTCTGGAGCACAAAGGGCGTTGGCTTCTTTGGCCCGTGACGCTTCGCTTGTCCGTGAGATTGGTGATCTGCGTAGCAACCGTAATCCTTACGATATTATTCGTGCTGCTCAGATTCCTGTTGCCCCTAAGAAGGGTAGCCCGACTCGTAGACAGACATCTGTCAACACTGTTTTGTCACGTGCAAACGAGACCGATTTTAGTCTGCGTGCTATTAGGCGTGACGGCGTTATTTTGGAGCCTGTTGTTTCTTTGCAGGCGCTTGGCAAACTTGACGAATTTGACGATTTGGTAGATGGTACACTAATTGACCGGTACGTTGATGGGCAGATTGGTAAGGACATTGTTCCTGCGTTTTCTACAGGGCTTCGTGATGCTTATGTTGACATCCCTGAGTTGGGGGCAGTAAAGATCAGCCGTGTTGGCGGAGAGTTGACACCGACCGAAGTAGAAAGTCTGCGTAGAACTTTCCCTACTTCTATGCGTCGGGCGGCTAACTTACCTGACCCAAGCGCCGGAATCCGTGACTACGCAGATAGGTCAGACGGTAGGTTCACAATAGATTTCGGTGAACTAAAAAACAATAAGTTTGAGGTTAGCGCTAACAGGAATAAGTTGATTCGTGTTGAAACAGCGGGAGGCGGTATTCGGAGTGTTCCGCAGTGGGTGTATGATATATTCTTGTCACGCTCTGCGCCACGTAGATCAAAAAATGATCCTATTTATGAGATTGTTGCAGAGGATAAGACAGATAACCCTTTTTTCTTGTCCACCAAGACAATAGCGTCTCTGACACATCGAACGTCTAATTATTACGAGTTAATTGAGGTTCGTGCTGCTATTTTTTCGGAAGGACTAGGTAGCATTGAAGTTAAGCGTCCCGGTACGAAACCAACCCCGAAAGGTGGTGCCGGTCGTGCTCGTGCGATGTTCGATCCGG